CCTCACGCAGCACCTGCATCATCGCAATCACATTTTCCTCCGCCGCTTCCATAGCAGCCTCCGCCTCACGCAGCGCCCGCACCATCACAATCACATTTTCCTCCTCCTCTTCCATGGCCATCTCCGCCACAATCAACCTGTCCTGTGGACTATTAGATAATAGTGTTCTACTAATTTCGCTACCTATTGGATTTCTACAAACTGGGCATACAAGATTGTCTGTTCGTAAAGCATGTATTAAACATCTAGTATGAAATTTATGGCCGCACTTTAGTTCAGTAGCTTCATCTTCTTTCATTTCATCTTGACAAACTGGGCACTCAGTATCCCTTATATTATTTTCTCTTTCTATTTCTTCTAATTCAATTTTACGAGTTATTTTATCTAATATGTCTTTTATTATATCTGTTTCTTCTAATTGATTTGCATGATTTATACTATTTCTAAATCTCTCAGCAAATCCTTGAGGATTTGCAAGATTTAGTTTATTTTTTAAAGTTGCAACAAATCCTCGAGCAACTCTTGTAAATCGTTTGCCTTTTCTTTTGTTTTTTGTATATAGTTTTTTCACACTCTTTTTTTGTTTTAAATTCTTTTTTTGTCTTAAATTCTTTTTATGTCTAAAAGTTTTTGAACCTCTTCTAAATTGTTGCGCTGCTTTCTTTTTTCTTGTTAATAATTTAGAGGTAGATGAAGGCATAATATATTATAGCATTATTATAAATAATAATAATAATAATAAAAATAATAATAATAATAATAATAATAAAAATAATAAAAATAATAATGCTATAATATAGTATAATATAAATCATTAATTCTAAACTTTTTTCTTTATTACCTTCCATGTATTAAATTATCATATTCTTATGATGTTACGCCATTAACAGTAATAGAAGGATTAACAGTCCTGTTTTGTATAGGTGCTGATACTCTCGCATGTACTTGTAACCAAGTAGCCCATTGTCTATTTGCTAGCTGTCTATATGCGTATCCATTGCGTGGTAAACTATTAATTACTCTTGTTGAAGCATTCATAAACCTAGTTGCTTGATCAAATGTTGTTGCATAACGCATATTATCTATTAATGCATTAGCATGATTAATAGCATCAATAGTTGCTCTGCTTTGTCTAGGTGCTTCTTGCAATCGTGGATACGTTTGTATCCATACTTGGTTTAGTGCTTCCCTGAGAACTGGTCGTTCACTTTCTGGCAAGCTATTAATTAGTACTTCTGTTTCATTTATCAAGCCAATTGCTTCAATCATAGTAGCAGCATTAGCCAATCCTGCTATTAACGCATTGACAGTATTAATAGTATAATTAATATTACTAGTAGGCATTGAAATAGGCCTTTGTAGGTGATACGGTATATCTGGTTCTATAGATGCTTTACAAGATGGACAACTTGGATTAATGGCATTCCATTGTTCAATACACTTTCTATGAAATTTGTGACCGCAACGAAGCGTTTTTGTAAGTCTTGGGTACAACATATCACCAGAACATATAGAACACTCCTCAAGATTTGGATTTGCTAACGCTTTTCTAAATTTTTTTTGAATTCTTCTTGTAGAGTTTATTTTTGATAAATCTGCTAGCGCTTGTCTTGTATTTTTTCTTTTTTTAAATGATTTTTGAATATGTGTAACTACTTTTGTTCTTGGACTTAAAGACGGTTGTCTTTGACTTAAAGACGGTTGTCTTTGACTTAAAGACGGTTGTCTTTGACTTAAAGACGGTGCTGTTGGATCTAAAGCTGCTAATTCTATTTCATGTGATGGAGCTATTCTACCTATAGATCTTCTTGTAAATAATCTTTTTCCTAAACTTCTTAATTTTGCTGTTTTGTTTCTTATATTTTTTATAAAGTCCATATATATATATGGATATTATTTTTTATAATGCTATAATATAGATTATGAATTCTAATAAAAATATATCAAAGTTATTTAAGTTGATTAGTGAGAAAAAAATATTTTTAATATTAATTTTTCTAAATTTGCTATTTCAACATTATATTACTTATTACGTAAGTGCTAATATTAATTTAGACGCAGATAAGGATAAGGATAAGGATGCATATAACACTATTATTATTGCATCTTATATAATAGGTTTCATATTAATTATAATTCTTGTATTTGTTCCCATGTCTGCATGGCTAAAATTTATAATATTTTCTCTCTTTTCTGTTGCCTACGGAGTAATATTTATATCTATAAAAAACTATTTTGATCCTAATATATTACATAGTTCTGTAGTTGGAGCTATTATTGTTTTTTCTTTTATGATATTCTTTGGAATAGCTCTAGCTATGAGTGGACTTCAATTAACCAATAATGTGGCTTTTACTTTATTTTATGCTATTTTAGTATTAATAATAGTAAGTGTTGTGCAATATTATACTTATTATTATTCTTTTATAAAAAAGCTCCTACTAATTGCTGTTGCAATCTTATTTACATTATATATAGTAAATACAACAAACAATGTATTACATCGCAATTATGAAGGAGACTTTGTAACTGCGTCCTTTGATTACTATATTGATAATTCAAATTTTTTAAACGCATTAAAAATACATAATAACTAAATTACTATTTTTTGTTTTTCTATTTTCTAATATTTTCTAATATTTTCTATTTTTGCCAAAATAAATTATTTTAGTATATTATACTAAAATGATTTTCAAAAAATCAAATGTAGCAAATAAAAGCAAAAAATCTTTTTTTAAAAATGATATAGCACAAGTATTTAGGTTGATTAATGAAAAGAAGGGTTTCTTTGCGTTAATTTTAGCAAATTTATTATTCCAACTTTATATTACTTATTATGTAAGTGAAAATGTTAGTGTAGAGGAAGAACAAGATAAAGCAGGAGAAAAAGGTGCTAAAAATTATGACATGAAATATATTGGTGCACTAGTAGCAACAATTGTTATTATTTTAATTTTGGCATTAGTTACTATGCCGTCGTGGATGAAATTTATATTGTTTTCTCTCTTTTCTGCCGCTTTTGGTATTCTTTTAGCATATAGAAAATATGGATTAGATAGTGGTGTTATTAGAAGTGCGCTAGTCGGCACAGCCAGTATTTTTGTTACTATGTTTGTATTTGGAGTAGCACTAATAATGAGCGGTATTAAATTAGGTTTTATTACTGCGCTCATTTTGTTTTTTGCCTTATTGGCGTTAATAATTATTAGCATTGTGCAATATTTTATTGTTCAATCTTCATTATTAAAAAAATTAATAGTTATTGGATCGTTAATTATATTTTCAATTTATATTGTGTATGATACAAACACTATATTACAACGTGATTATAGTGGCGACTTTATAAGTGCATCATTAAACTATTATTTGGATTTAATAAATATTTTTAGTGCATTATTGGGTGAAGGCAGCGATTAAACTATATTATGGTATAATATAAATTATGGTATAGGAATAAACTTCCACCCTAAATCGTCACATATTCTCTTCCATATTTGGTCTTGTTCTATGCGCTTTTCACGGTCTTTTAACATAGGAAAATATGGTAAAAAACTGCGCTCATTCAACAATTCGCATAATTTATATAATGTATAATAATAGTTTAAAAAATTTACTCGTTCTTTAGGGCAATATTTCGAATATGGCTTTTGTAGCTCCATAAATAAATTGCATAATGTTTCCTCAAGCTCCGCACTCATAATGGGTGGTCTAATTCCTAGTTTATCTTTAATAAAAGGTATATGTTCATAATATTTATTGTAGCCAAGATTTTTCAATATTTCCTTAGTTTTTTTATTTGACAAATCACTCAAACTTATGCGCTCCTTTTTTATTTGGTTTTTAATATTTTCAAATACTTCGTCGGGTATATTTGTGCTCTCTTTAGCCTGAAATTGCGCCAAAATCTCTTTTAAATGATTTATTCGTTTATAGGCATATGAGCATACTTCTTTAGGCGGTTCTTTATATGATGGTTTATCTATATCTATTAAATATTTAATGCTATTGGAGCAATTAGAGCATATTGTCATGCCTTCACTTTCAACAAATATTAGCTCACCGTTATTACATATATTACATATGTCGGACGGATAAATAAATTTGTCATAATTTAAATAATTAGGGTCAATATTGTTGAAATATTTATCTATATTTTTATTACTATCATTTTTAATTAAATTATTTTTATTTGGATTATCCATTATGTTATTGCATGTGTCATAACTTAAATTTAATGAAAAAAATTGTTTGACAATATCATTTTTGTCAGAATTTTCTACCATTTCATTACTTGATATATTTTTTTTATTTTCAAAATAATCAAAAATATATTTAGAATTATTTAAATAATAATTCTTTTCTTTATTTCTAAGAGCTTTAATAGTGTTTTTATATTTATTAATAAGTTCTATAATTTCGGTCTTATTTTTTGTTTTAATTAGCATAGTTTCCAATTTATCAATTTGCTTTAAACATTTAGGAATAGCAACATCTTCGTTGTATTTAAATGATTTTATTATTTCATTATGTTTATTATCAAGGGTTGTTTTAATTACGCCTGTTCTCTTCATAGCAAGACTAATTATATTTTTAGCGTATTAAAAATTTATATATTAATTTTTGTAATTAAATATTTTGTAATAAAAACAATTAAAAAAACAATTAAAAAAACAATTAAAAAACAATTAATTAATTAAAAACAATTAAATTAATTAAAAAACAATTAAATTAATTTCAAAAATTTTTTTTCTTTAGGAATATTATAAAAAAATGGCTGGTGGTTTAATGCAATTAGTCGCCTATGGCGCACAAGATGTATATTTAACAGGTAATCCCCAAATTACTTTCTGGAAAGTTACCTATCGTCGTCACACTAATTTTGCCATGGAATCGATTGAGCAAACTTTCAACGGACAAGCGGATTTCGGTCGCCGTGTTACATGCACTGTTTCGCGCAACGGTGACTTGGCTTTCCGCACCTATTTGCAGATCACACTTCCTGAAATTGGCCAGGGTCTAGGTACAACAACCGACCCTAATATATATGCCAGATGGTTAGACTTCCCCGGCGAGCAGTTAATTTCGCAGGTTGAAGTTGAAATCGGTGGCCAGCGCATTGACCGTCAATATGGTGACTGGATGCACATTTGGAACCAGCTAACTTTATCGAAAGAACAGGAGCGTGGCTACTACAAAATGATCGGCAACACCACCCAATTAACATACATTTGCGACCCCACCTTTGCGGACGTTGATGGCCCTTGCTCTGCCAATGGTGTTCGCCAAGTATGCGCTCCTCGCAATGCGTTACCAGAAACAACTCTATATGTTCCGCTACAGTTCTGGTATTGCCGTAACCCCGGTCTAGCTCTTCCATTGATTGCTTTACAGTACCACGAAGTTAAAATTAATTTAGACATTCGCAACATCGAAGAATGCTTATGGGCGGTTACCAATGTTAACGGAACCGGTAAAAAGGCCCTTAATGCGTATAAACAGTCGTTAGCGGCTGCTTCGCTCTTTGTTGATTACATTTTCTTAGACACTGACGAGCGCAGACGCATGGCGCAAAACCCCCACGAATACTTAATTGAACAGCTTCAATTCACAGGTGACGAATCGGTTGGTTCATCGTCCAATAAAATTAAATTGAATTTAAATCACCCATGCAAAGAGCTAATTTGGGTTGTACAGCCTGACGTCAATGTTGATTATTGCGCGTCGCTCACCGAAGGCCATTCGCTAAATCACTTACTTGGTGCTCAGCCATTCAACTACACTGACGCGCTAGATGCGTTACCTAATGCTATTCATGCCTTTGGCAACAAAGGTCTTGTTAATAGCACCTCGTACATCACTGCTTCGTCGCTCTTTGAAGATCCGTTTTCTAATAAATTACAGTCTTCGTCTGGATTTGCTAATGGCACTGCCGGAGATTTTAATGGTGGCGCGACCGAATCGGGTGTATCGGATGCCGGCACATTCGTTTTAGCTGAAACCGCGATTGATATGCATTGCTGGGGTGAAAATCCAGTTGTAGTCGCCAAA